ATGAAAAACACAGAACAATTCACTATGCGTGGAAAGACCACGCAGTTTACAACTATTGATGATTTCCAAGGTATCGTTGAAGAACTGGAATCCAGGGGGCTGTTCCATGACGCCACTATTGAGCATATTGGTCATGATGCAGAATGCACCTCGATAAGTTTTCATCATTACGAAGACCCGGAATACAAAATGTACACATTGGTTTTTGAAGGGTCTGTGGACTTGCAGATGAATTACGATGCTCGGCTGTTAGTGATTTATGAGATAGCCATGACCGCCGGAGATTGTATTGAGGCGGTTTTTGATGGAACTGGCATCATTGTAAAGGCAGAAAAAGTAAAGTTGACGATACGTGAACTTGTATAAATATCATACATAAACAAAAAAACCCACCACGCATACAGCTTTTGCTAATGCGCGGTGGGTTTTGTGCTTAGTTAGGAATCTTCAGTTTCCAGCCAGAATAGATGACATTGGAAGTCAGTCCGTTCAGCTTTTTGATTTCCGGGTATCGGCTACCCTTGCCAAGGTACTTGGCAGAAATGTCCCACAGGGTATCGCCACGCACCACCGTATGGATACGGTACTCCTCGTCCTTGACGGGAGCGTTGGTGTTGATCGTGGGATAAATAGCGGTGCCGTCATTGGTGAACACAAAGGTGCCGGGATGCTCATCCGCAGCCTTCTTGGCATTGGTGAGGATGCGATACGCACCAACCTGGGACTTCTTGTCCGACCAGGTTTTGCGGACACGATAGTATCCTTCGGTCAGCTTCTCCGGGTAAGTAATAACAGGAGTTTCATCCTTATCTTCGGTGGTATCATCCACCATGGGTTCGGAAAGACCTGCCTTTACATCTGCACGGAAGGTATCCATGGACTTGCCGTGCTTGGGAAACCAGTGCATGACGTCACCATGATTGGAGGCAACCTTCTGCTTGTAACCCTCGGAGTGGCAGATGATGTTCTCCTCGGTCAGACCGTACAGCTTGCACAGATACACGCAAAGTTCAACGGCCTCCCGGTACACCTTCTTGAAATAGGTGTAGTCCAGAAGACCGTCCTCGCAGATCTCAAAGCCGATATGGGTGTTGTTTGCAGAACCTCCGGCGTGCCATCCACGATGGTCCCAAGGAAGGGTTTGGTACGTGGCGATAGAGCCGTCAGCCAGCTTGCCGATAAAGGCATGAACGCAGACCTCACGGCCACCGGGATGGTAGGTGTTCCAATGGTTGTTGTACTTGTTGACGCCAAGGTCTCCGTCATCGGGACCTACATAGCGTTTCAGCCAGGGGTTGTTAGCCCCTGTGCTGTGAACCATGATGCCTTTGACGGTAATCTTGCGACCTGCCTTGTAGCAAGCATTTTCGGTGAGGATCAGCTTACGCAGATTCATGTTCTGTCTCCTCCTTTGCGGTAGGCTTAGTCAACTGCTTCACTGCTTGGTTGGTACCGGTGGCGGACAGACCGCTGGCTGCACCGAGGACGATGGCAACGAGCAGGTTCTGGGTGTCGAACACACCGGGGACGCAGTAGAAAGCAATGACACCGCAAACCGCACCCAGGAGACAGGAAACCAAAGGGATGAAGCGGTTGAACTTGTCCGTGCCACCAACAGCGGTCTTGGTGATGTCGATAATGGTGTAAACGATGGCTGCGAGAGCGGGAATGGCGACTGCTTCGTAAAAAGTGTTCATAGTAGTTTCCTCCTTATTTGTGTGCTTGTTTGTTCAGATGGGTTTCGATTCGTTCAATGGCTGCGGTCACGGGACCATTACAGCCTTGTTCGTGCAGACCCTGGAGACAAGCAAGAATGCCCTGGGTCAGAATGGTCTGCTCTTCCTTAATGGCCTTGATGTCCTTGTCTTGCTTTTCCTGTTTCAAGAACCATTTGTACACGGCAAAGATGGCACCGAAAATGACGCCAAGAGCAGTAATCGTTGCCGCGAGAGTGCTGATGTCCATAATGCTCCTCCTTCCACGTTAGTAAGTAGACAAGGCAGCCTTGTCCAGACCAATGATCAGATTCTCCGCACGGAAGATAGGCACATAGCCCGTATCAATGGTGAGCGGATTGGTCAACTCACCAACGAAGAACGGTGTGCCACCAGACTTGGCCGAGAACAGACCGAAGTGCGTAATCGTGCCGTAACTGCCCAAAGTCTCGTTGAAGAAGATGATGGCATCATTGGCAACCTGGGCAGAAATGCTTGTGTTCAGAGCGCCAATCGATGCTCTGGCATAGCCCGTGGATGCGGAAGGTTCGCTGAAGTTGCCACCGGCTGCTGTGGGGGTCGTAGTAGACAGACCCACATAGCAGTCTTTAATTTTGCTTTGCAGGATCGAAGTCGCTGCGGACGTGGTAAATCCCATAATGGTTTCCTCCTGTTATTTGTAGACCCACACGGTGTGGGTGGCATTGGATTGTTGTGTAAAAATAGATAACTGGCTGGAACTGTTCGCACCGATATAGAACGGATGCCCGGTGCTGGTCACGTTCCAGGCAATGCTGTAGCCGAAGAAGCCCTTACGCTGTGTCGGGTCGCCAAGGTACTCTGTGGTGGAAATGGTGATACTTCCGTTGATTGTTCCGCCTGCACCCTTTTTGCAGGTGATGGTGTAGGGCGTGCCATCCCAAACAACCACATAGGTTTCACCGAGCGTGATGGAACCGGGTTGGAGCGCACAGCTGTAGCACTTATCATCGGAACTGTAAGAGAACGCAATCGTCTGTTCCGGGATGATGTTCTCGTAGGCGATTTCATAGGCTGCGTACAGAACCATATCTTCCGTCACGTTTTTCAGTACATCGGTCTGGACAGCCACATCGGGTGCTTTCGCCCAACCGCACCACTCGCCATAAACATACTTGTTGCTGTCTTCTCGTGTGGTGGATACTGTGATGCGCCCCTGGGCAACGGGACACGGACAATCATCACCCTGGTAGCAGTAACGCTCCAAGAGCAACTGCCCATCCCAGGAATAGAAGGTCACTTTGTACACACCCTCAATGGCTCCGCCACCAACGAATGTGCCGACCACACCACCGATTTCCACACCCTCGGCAATATTCTCCGGGATGAGTGTTTCCGGCTTGGTGATGGTCACTTGGGAAATGACCTTTCCTTCCTCGGTGGGCGTGATGACCATATCCCCATCAGCCATAGAAAGCGAAAGGGCAAGTTCCTCGGTATCCCCAAGGAACTCACCCTCAACTCCGGCAATGGTTATGCCGTTACGAATATTCTCCGGTACCAATGTGTCCGGTTTGATGATAGTGGCAGACCGTGCCACCGTGCCATCCGGCGCAGTTACGGTTTGGTTTCCGTCCTTCAGACTGAGCCATACAGAGACACCGCTAATCAGTTCACCACGGGTATAAACTTGAGTGCCTCCATCGGGGGTATCAAACATGACCGCGTCCACATTTTCATAGGTCACATCTGTTCCGCTGTAGTTCTTCAAAACGATTTCATTACCCGATGCAAGCAGTCGGTAAATAATGATACTGTGGGTAGCATCTTCCTCGGAGGTCAAACAAGCGGTATCGCTGCCATCCGCAAAAACACCCAGTACAAAGGGTTCTCCGGTACTCTCGCCCAGACCGGCAAGACCGAAGTTGCCGATACCGACACCCGCGATTCCACCACTATCCACACTTACAGCAATGCAATCATAGGTAATGCCATCCCAAATGACACGGTAGGTCTCTCCAGCATACAGATCGAACAGTTTGGGATTTGGATAGTTTTCTGTATCGCCGTAGGTTTCCCATAGGTACATACCGAACATGGAGGCATATGCGAATGGTAACTCAAAGCCAAAATAAATGTCCTCGGCAGTTTCTTCTGCGGTAATGCTTATGATATGTTCTTCTGCATCCGGGTCGGTGCTATAAATCATGAGGATGTTCTGTTCCTCACCCAAGACACTACCGGGGACAATGCCTATCATGAAAGGCTCATCCGAACCTTCACCGTAGAAAATCCCCTCGTTGCCGATAGCTGGAACATTGTCCACGATTTTGGCAACGCAGGTATAGTCCACGCCATCCCAACTGATGTGGTAGATGTTGCCAACCACGAAAAGGCCAACGCTCGTATAGTTTTGGTAAAAGCGGTTTTCACCACCATTTTCAACGAAGCCGGATAGCGTTTGTAATTCAAGAACCGTGGTCGCCATTATTTCACCTCCAATGTAGTGTCAGTTTGGTTTGTTTCATAAGCCTGGCGGATGTATAACTTCCCGTTCACCCAAATAGGAGCAAGCCAGGCACTTCCGAGAATTGCGATGCAACTCGCACCGGAGATTGCATTGACGGTCAGTCTTCTGGGACGGATTTTCTCAAAGACCGTTTCCACGTTGGATTTGGCAAGTTCTGCACCGTGGGGTCGCACGGCAAAAGGCTTATTGATCGTAGCATCCGAGGTGGATTTGGCTGTGTCGGTTGCCACGATGGGGTGCGGAGAAAGATGAACTGCTGTGACAGATTCTGTTGTCTTACTCCGTTCTTCCGCTGTGACGGAACGAGGCAGCGGTAGTGAAATGGTTGTCTTGGAAGACGAGTATGCCATCCCAAAGCCGGAACTCAAATAGATGGCATTGAACACATCCATTACCGCTTCACTGATGGAGAGGATACCCTCTGTGTAAGAAGGAAGGACTCTTGCAGTTGGCATCTGCATCTGCGACTCCTGTTTGGTAAGACCAATCTCGCCAGAAAACATCGGACGGGATTGGAATCTGTGAGCGGTGCCTATATTGCGAGTGAAGCTCTTATCGAAGAATGCCAGAGACTTTGACTCGTTGGCTTGCAGACCGCAAATGAACGAAGAGAACGCGGGCTTCGAGAATTTCATGGCAGCGGAGGGCAATGACCGCAGGTTATGGATGGAGTCCGACAGCGATATGGTCGGTCCCTCCATCTCCTTTAGGTTTGCCGTCCCTTTCATAATGGAGAGCATAAGGTTCAGCCTACGCACCATTTCCAAAAGGTACTCCGCATAGAAAAGGTCGCCGTTCAGCCCATAGTCAGCATAGCCTTTGAAGTCCTCTCGACCCACAAAGCCACGCAGAGCCGGGTTATACGCCCACCCCCAGCCAACAGGAGCGGGACGGTCGATGTTGTGCCTTACGGAGTTGAACATCTTAGCAGATAACGGGCCATAAGCCTCCGTTACCTTTGCACCGGAAGCTGTGGTGTATTTGGAGTCCCAACTCATCCCGGCAGCACTTAACGCAGCCAGAGTCTTGTCGATGATGGCATTCCAGGTTTCCTTCTGAAAGCCGGATACCAACTCGCCCTCACCAAGGGCGTAGTAGGACAACGGATGGTCATCCCAATCAAACAGAGGATAATCTTCCGACAGGATCGGAATACGGTCAATAGGCATCTTGCCACCTCCTTACGCAAAGCGGGCAATAGCCTCACCCGTGTAGATGTTCTGCATCTCCGTACCGGCTACAACATAAGCCTTGTTTTCATTGGTGTTGATGAACATACCGGAGGCACCGTACATCCCCGTGAAGTCGCCTACGGCATCCTTGGGTACGGAGTTGCCATACCACATACCGTTTCGGAACTTCTTCATCAAACCGACATCACCGCTGTCCAGATTGCCCATGAGAATATAAGGGTAATCCACCTGGTCCGAGCCACGTTTGGAGCCGATTCGGATTTTGTCCAGCAAGCGTCCCTGGGTGTCACGAACAAAGAGGATGATTTCTTGGCTGTTGATTTCAATGCAGGCGTTTTTGTCGGGGCTACTGAATTTGCCCGTTGCATTCATGGAGAATGTACCATTGTCCAAGTCCAGCACGAAGGTTTCACCATCCGGGGATTGGAGAACACCCGCCTTGATGATGTTGGCAAACAAAGAGCCGGAAGTGATGAAGTTGGCTACGATCTGACCGTCCTGGGTGATTGCGGTTTCGTAGGGTCCATTGTATCCGTTCTTGGAAAAGCCAAGACCGCCCATATTCCAACGCCATACATTTACCGCATCCTCGATTTTCGGTGCGTCCAGGATGAGCATTTCATAAGGCTGACCATTCTCGGTGCTTTTGTTGATGACCACATAGCCACCGGACTGACCCGTGATAAGGTCGGTTGCTCCGGCAATGGCAGCATTCATCATGGACGGAAAATTGTTGACCTGCGAGGTCAGCTGTTCCGTGGCTGCTTGAGCCGATGCCACATCGTTAATCATGTTGGCTTTGGCTGCGCCCAGCTTGATGGACACATACTTTTCAGCCAGGGTGTCATAGACCGTTGTTACAACTTTTGCCTTCGTAGTGATTCCTAACACGCTGTGGCGGATGATGACCGTATCACAGAGGGATACACGCTCCAGAACGGCAGCGTAGTCCGGTTGTTTCCACAGCGGTTCAAACTTCACGGTCAAAGAAGGCTTGATGACGCCCAAGGTGTTATCTTCCAGGTACTTTGTAGCCACCTCGCGTAACTGTTCCTCTGTGATTCTGGAGTCCATTTCAAAGGAATTGGTGAAATCCTTAATGAGCGTCTTGGGTTGCATCAGCTGTGTGTCGAGAATGGGCATAAGGGTTTCAGCAAGGGTGATGGTGCGTTTAGAGCCGTCAGCCTCTGTGGAAATGGCATAAGGCATCATATCCGTGTAGGCTTTCTCGGTTTCGGCATAAACGAAATAATTCATGCGTATACCACTCCTTTCCGTTTTGCGAATTGTCCTGCGGTGACCATGATTTCATTGGTCAACTGCTGGATATCTTCGGCAGAATAGTTGTTGAAGTTTGTAATGTTGAGGGTCAAAGACAGACCTCCGGTAGTCTGCACCGCGGGTTCGGGAGCAGAAACGGAGTCCATTGCGCCACGAATATTGGCGTCCACATCCACCTGGGAAGGAATCAAACCTTCCATACTGTCAGCAAAGCCATGCATGGTAGCGGTGATTTCATCGCCAACGGCACGAACGGCGCTGACAGCGGACTCCTTCAAGTGGGAAATGGAGTCCAGAATACCCGCAAAGTTGAAAACGATATAGACGGTCTGCTTTTCAGGTTCAGCCTCACCATCGGTAGCTTTTGCCAAGGCAAGGGTCATATCCTCGCCCGAGGTTTGGGCTTCCTTCATCTTGGCTTCCAAAGCCGTGGTGTCAGTTTCTACATCCATTTTCACAGGGATAGGTGTAGCCATGTCCTCTGCGAGGGTGTGCATCACATCAGTGATACCTTCGCTCATGCCAACGGCGGCATCTACTGCCTGACTGCCGTTTTTGTTAATGGCACCGGCAAGACCGTCAACAAGCATTTCACCGATCCAGCCCATTTCCTTGGAGGGAGATGCAATACCGAAGAAGTCACAGATGCCATCCCAGATGGAAGAAATCCACCCGGAAACTTTATCCCACAGCCATCCGGCAAGGGACTGAATACCATCCCACAAGCCACGGACGAGGTTTCCACCAACGGAGGCAAGCTGAGATACGCCCTTACCCAAGGCATTCACAATGCCCGTGATGATTTGAGGCATCGCTGCTACAATCTGTGCAATGATGCTCGGCAGATTGGTAATCAGCGAAGTCAGCAAGGAGACACCGGCAGAGATGATTTTGTCGATGTTACCGAGGATGGCGTTTACCAACCCCATCACAATCTGCGGAATGGCAGCTACGATGGTGGTGATGATCTGAGGCAAAGCCCCAATCAAGGACACCAACAGTTCAATACCCGCCTGGATTAACATCGGGATAGAATTGAAGATTGCGGTCAGCAGGCTTTCAATAATCTGCGGGATTGCAGACACAATGGCTACGATGATATCCGGCAGAGCGGAAATCAAAGAAACCAATAGAGTGATACCCGCCTGGATAATTTGCGGAATGGCATCCATCAAAGCACCGATGATGCTGTTGATGATTTCCGGGATTGCAGCCACAATGGTGACAATGATATCCGGCAATGCGGACACCAAGGAAATCAGCAAGGTGATGCCTGCCTCAATGATCTGCGGAATGCAGTCGATAATAGCGGCGACCACGCTTGTGATGATTACCGGGATAGCTGCAATGATGGTGGTGATGATGGAAGGCAACGCTGCGATGAGGGACGTCAGCAGGTCAATACCCGTCTGAATGAGCAGAGGAATGTTGCCCAGGATGGCATCGAGAAGTCCTCCAATAATCTCCGGCACCGCACCCACTATGGTAGTGATGATTTTGGGGAGCGCCTGGATGAGAGAAGTCAGCAGGTCAATACCTGCCTGCACCAACTGCGGAATGGCACCAAGGACAGCTTTGATAACGCTGTCGATGATGAGCGGAATTGCCGTCACAATGGTATCGATGATGGTAGGAAGTGCATCGATCAGAGCGGTCAGCAAGTCAATACCCGCTTGGATGATCTGCGGAATTGCCGCCACGATTGCTCCAAGGACACCATTGATGATTTCGGGAATGGCTGCCACGATGGTAGAAATGATGCTCGGCAGAGCATCTACCAACGCGGTTAGCAAATCAATACCCGCCTGGATAATCAGAGGGACAGCATCCAGTACAGCGGTTACGATACTGGTGATAATCTGCGGAATAGCAGAAACGATACCCTCAATGATTGTGGGCAGAGCGGCCACAATGGAAGTAAGCAACTGTACACCCGTTTCCACAATCTGCGGAATGGCATCCACCAGGAAGTTGATAAGTGCGTTGATCAATTCCGGGAGTGCCTCCACCAACACAGGGATGGCATCCAGGAGACCCTGGGCAAGTCCGGTCACCAGCTGAAGGGCGGCATCCAAAATTAGAGGAAGGCTGTCAATCAGCCCACGCACGATGGTGATTACAGCATTGACCGCAGTGGGGATTAACTTCGGCAGAGCGTTGGCAAGTCCGGTAACCAGGGACATAATCATCTGCACCGCAGCATCAATGAGCAGGGGCAGATTTTCGATGATGGTATTGACGATAGTCAGCACCGCGTCCACAGCCGCAGGAATCAACTGTGGGATAAGCGTAAGTAGTGTGTTCAGCACTTGGGAGAACAGATCTACCACGGTTTCCAGGAAGGTGGGCAGAAGGTCTGCTACCGTTTTCAGCAATGCATTCAGAGCGGTAACAAAGACAATCAATACAAGCAA